GTACCCATGGAAGATTTGGCAGTTCCAGCAATCGGAATTTGGAGATTCTTCTCCACCAATGAATTTTTTCCAACCTGGTTCAAATGCAGGAGAACTTATGGCTGTGTTTGATAGGTTTATGGATATTGCAGATGAAATGACAGGTATACCGAAATACATGACAGGACAACACGTGCCAGGCGCGGGTCGTACTTCTTCAGGTTTATCTATGTTGATTTCTAATGCAGGTAAGAGTATCAAACAAGTAATAGCTAATATTGACCATGATGTATTAACTCCTATGTTGGAAAGACAGTACCAAAGAAATTTAAGGTACAGTGACGATATGGACTTAGTAGGTGATGTCCAGATTATTGCTAAAGGTGCTATGTCACTTGTTGTCAAAGAAGCTGAGTCTGTTCGTAAGACTGAGTTCTTAAGATTAGTTTTAGAAAGTCCTGTAGCGCAACAGATTGTTGGATTGCCAGGTACTGCAGAACTTATGCGTGACCTTGCTGGTAACCTTAATGGAAACATTGACAGGCTAGTTCCTTCTAGAGAAGATGTAGAGAAACAACAGCAGATGGCGCAACAGCAACAACAGATGATGATGCAGATGCAGCAAGAACAAATGGCTGCAGAACAAATGGCTGCACAACAAGCTGCTAATTTACAAGAAGATGGTACAGAAATGGGTGGAAGACAAGACAATTTTATGGCGCAAAGGCCTAATGGTAGGTAAATTGCTTCCACTACATAAAATTATTTGGTATTATACGAAGAAATGATTAATGTTAATTCTTTAAGCGCCTCGGAGATTTCATCGCTAAATAGGCTGAGAGAACCCGGGGTAAATAAGGTGTTAACAGTACTTGAAAGGGAACTTGAGAGTACAAAACAAAAGTTGGTCTACGCGAACGAAATGGGAACAATCCACCGTTTGCAAGGTAGGGCAGAAGCTTTTGAAGATTTACTAAAGGCGGTCGAAGAATCGCCTAAAGTTAAGGCGCGTTAGAAATAACGCATTTGTTAAGCACACCATAACGGGAGCAGCATACATTGCGCTGCGAAACAGAGTTGGTGCTTTAAGGGAGAAAAAAATGGCATTGCCAAAACAGGTACAAAAGCAACTTGATGAAGTTGAAGAGTTAGAGAAACAATTAGAAGCCCAAGGCGAAGAAGTAGAAGCAAAACCAGAAGTTAAGAAAAAGAAAACTTCTAAAAAAGCTAAAGCCGAGGATACGGAAGTTGAAGTAACAGATGACGAACCAATCGAGGAGCCTGTAGCAGTAGAAGCAACGCCGGCTAACGATTCTGTCGAAGAAGTATCAGAAAGCTTTAAACAGAAGTACGCTACATTGAGAGGAAAGTATGATGCAGAAGTTCCAAGACTGCACCAGCAGGTTAAAGAACTTACTGACCAAATGAATGCTATCCGATATGAAGCAGAAGCTGCAAAAAAAGCAGAAGCTGAGAAACCGAAAGAGAAAGTTAGTTATGTTACCGATGCAGATCGAGAAGAGTACGGTGATGATTTGATCGACTTTCAACGTCGAGTTGCTAAAGAAGCGTCCCAGGAGTATGAAGACCGCTTTGAGCAACAGGCTAGAGTAATTGAACAATTGCAACAGCAGATTTCAAATACTGGAAGCCAAGTTGGAGAGGTAGGTTTTACCCAGAAGCTAAATGCTTTAGTCCCTGGATTTGACCAACTTGACAACGACGAACGTTGGGTTGCATGGCTAAATGAGTACGACCCTATGACTAGGGGGCCACGCAGAGATCAAGCTCAAGCTGCCTTTAATGCAGGTGACGCAGAAGCGGTAGCTCACTATGTGGGTTTATTCCGTGAAAGTGTTGAACCAGTAGCTAACGGCAAGAGTGATCGCGATACAGAGCTCGAAAAGCAAGTAACACCAAGTCGTTCTGCTAGCACAGTGACTAAGAGCTCGGGTAAGGACTCTAAAGTATATTCAGAAAAAGAATTGAATAATGCTTGGACTAAGATTCGAACTTTAAACACACAGGGCAAGTATGACGATGCGGAAAAACTTGAAGCTGAGTTAACCGCTGCATACATGGAAGGTCGAGTTAAGTAAAATTAATTAGCCATTTAAGTACACAGCCTTAACCCAAACTGTTTTATTTTTTAATTTTTAAGGAGTACAAAAATGGCGGCAATATTCCCCGTAGTAGGCTCTGGTGCGTTTGACACTAACCCTAGTTATTCAGGTAGTTTTATTCCACAATTGTGGTCTAACAAGCTGAATGCAAAATTCTTTGCGAACACAATGATGACTGAAATCGCCAACACTAGTTGGGAAGGCGAAATCAAGAACCAAGGTGATTCAATTCGCATCCGTACTGCACCATCAATCACTATCAATGATTATGCTGGAGCTGGTACGACTTTATCAAGTGAAGTTCCTGTACCTATCTTTCAAGATTTACAAATCAACAAAGGTAAGTATTTCAGCGTACAGGTCAACGATGTATTAGCACATCAAGCTGATATGGACTTGATGAACATGTTCACTGATGACGCTGCTAAGCAGTTGAAGATTGCAATCGAAAACGAATGCTTCTTCCAGTGGTTTGTAACAGAAGGCGCAGCCGCGGCTAACAAAGGCGCAACAGCTGGTGCTATCTCAGCAAGCTACGGTCTAGGTACTGACACTGTGCCAGTTAACCAAGCTACATCTGGTGAAATGTTGAAGATGATTCTACGTATGTCAGCTGCGTTAGACGAGCAGAACGTACCAGAAGAAGGTCGTTGGTTGATTATGTCTCCACACGATCGTCACATCTTGATGCAATCAGACATTGCACAGGCGTACTTCACTGGTGACCAGTCAAGTATCGTTCGTACTGGTAAGATTGGAATGCTAGACCGCTTTACGGTTTATGTTTCTAACTTACTACCTAAAGGTACTACATCTAAAGCTACAGTTGCAGGATTAACAGCAACTTCAGCAGGCGCTACGCTTTCAAATGCTAAGCCACGTCGTATGATGGTAGCAGGTACTTCAGACGCTGTGTCATTTGCTTCGCAAATCACTAAGACAGAGCCTCTACGTAACCAAACAGATTTCGGCGACATCGTTCGTGGACTTTCTGTATATGGCCGTAAGGTTGTTAAGCCTGAAGCTCTAGTTACAGCGTTGATTGGAACTCCATAAGGAGGTCTAGTTAACTAATTGAGGAGGGGGGAAACTCCCTCCTTATATCAACGTACGGAGTAGAATGTGGCAACAATAAAAGTTATAGAAATTATTAAGCGCGTAGAAGATGTTCTACAAGATTCAAATATACGATGGCCACGCGTCGAGTTGCAAAATTGGCTTAATGAGTCGTACTTACAAATTGCGTTATTAAGGCCTGACGCTAGTTCTAAGACCGGTACACTTACTTGTGTTGCTGGTAGCAGACAAACAATCACGTCAGGGTTCTCCACTGCACTACGTTTACTAGATGTAGTAAGAAATTTAGCATCTAGCTCAGACAAAAAAGTAGTTCGCCTTATAGACAGAAGTGTTTTAGATGACCAACGTCCAGCTTGGCATACTGACACCGCTTCGGTAAACATTCAAAACTATACATTTGATGTTAGGCAACCTAAAGAATTTTTTGTGTTCCCTCCAGCTACTACCTCTGCTCAACTAGAAGTAGTGTACGCTGATTTACCTGGGGCACATAGTCTTAGTGCTTCTGCACTAGACCCAACCGGCAGTAATGCCGAAGTTATAAAAGTAGATGACACATATTTAAGTGTTATCACTGATTGGATACTATACAGAGCTTTCTCTAAAGATGCTGAATTTGCAGCAAATGCTGCCAGAGCAGGTGCTCATTACCAGACATTTATGTCGTCTATAGGTAATAAGACGCAGAGTGATGTAGGCTCTTCACCTACGGAGGCAGTGTAAATGGCTACTACTTTATGGGCAAGTTTTTACCCTTATGTACAACCTTATGTTCCTGGGTGTCCAGAGATTGTTATAGAATCGCATTTACAAGAGTCTGCTGCTGATTTTTGTGCTGAAAGTGAAGTTTGGCGATATACTATAGAACCAGATTACACAAGTAATGGTGAATCAGACTACGAGGTAGATGTTACTAAGGGTACACTTTTAGAAAATATAATGTACCTATACTTAGATGGAAACATGATGCAGAGAGTGTCGGAAAGACACTTTAAACCTGCTGTTAACAAAGACGGCACTGCTATAAAAGGCACGCCAACTTATTTTTCGGTGCTAGACGATAACAGTATTCGCTTGTACCCAACCCCAGACCAGAAATATACGTTTAACGGTCTAGGTGTACTTAAACCAAAATTATCTGCTACTGGAGTAGAAAGTTTTATTTTCGACACTCATGGTCGCTCTATAGCGGCAGGAGCTATTGCTAGACTTGCGGAGATTCCTAATAAAGAATGGAGTAACCCAGACTTAGCTATGCAGCATCGTATTGATTATGAGCGTAAAATTTCTAACGCTAAAGGAAGAGACACTAGAAGAGTTAATCTTCGCGTGGCTTCTGTAGGCTTTGCTGACTAGGAGGATAAATGGCTGATACTTTTAAATACGTTCAAGGAGACACAGGCCCTCAGCTTCAATTAACTTT